AGGATGATTTTAACGTCTTCTTTTTGTCGCTCATTTCGAGCAATCAAAGGTCTATGGTCAATATAAACCAATTCCCCTGATCCTTTATTTATCTCGGATTTTGCCAACCCTTCTGTGAAGGCCATTCCTAGATCAACTTGCTTATTTCCAGTAGGATTAGTTGTGATTCCAGTGAAAATATTATTTACATAACCTTTAAACCCAGAAGTCTTACCTTCTATAACACCATCAGTTGAAGTAAATGGATAATGTCTACCCAATGTGGATATTCCAATATAATCTGTTTGGTCTTGAGGTCCACTGAAATTTAATGATCTATCGGTAAAATACTTTAATACTTTAGTATCATTATCAAAAGAAGCAACATATGCTCTAGCTTTAACTGAAGCATTTGTATTAGGATCTGTTTGTGTTTGTTCAATTATTTCACCAACCTGTGGATTTCCAGTTACCCTTTGTGTTGGATCTTGACTGCTTTGCTCATTTTTAAATAGCATAGCATCCAAAGATGAAAACTGATTATCACTAAAAGATGTTACTTGATCAATTTTAGTTGGATTTTTAACAATACCAACTATAGAAAATTTAGTGTCTACGGGAAAATCTTTTGTACTATCATCAAATCTAGCATAGATTAAAATCTTATCTGTTCCCAATTCTTGGTAGATATCATATCCATGACCTCTACTTGGTGGAATAATAGGAACTAATTTAGCTGCTGATCCACCTGAGTTGGTATTAACAGCACCTAAATCAACTAATCCATAACTATATCCCTTACCCCCAGAAGTAACAGTTACATCAGTTACATTACCATCAGAATTAACGTCAACTCTAGCTTTAGCACCAGTTCCGTCACCAACAATATTAACTTCTTGGTCTGTTAAATTTGAGTAAGATTTTCCAGCATTTTCAATATATACATGCTTAATCTGGTTATTATTTAATAGAGAATCTCCATTCTCCCTAACTGCTCTTATCTGAGGATCTGTACTACTACCCCAATCATTAGGAATAGCGATATATTCAGTAGAATCAAATTTGATAATATCACTAGGAGAAACTGTGAAAAGATATTTCCACAAATACCCATCACCACTACTACCTGCTTTAGATGGTTCTAAATCAGTAAATGTTGGTTCATCCTGAGATACATTTCCTTTAGCAGTTTGGGAACCATTAGTACCATATCCACCATTATCAATACAAATATAAACTTTATACTCCTCATTCATTACATAATATCTGGATCGGTATAACTTATTTGCCTGAGTATTTGGACTTTGATTATCACGACTATAATCATCACGATAAATCTCATATCGCTCACCAGCTTTCCAATCAACTCTTTTAACAACTCTTCTTATATTTTTCGCCTGTATTTTTTTACCAAACATCATAACATCTCCAACATGGGCATTGCTGGAAAAGCTATCAAGTGGTCTAGGTGTTTCTGAAGACTGATTCCAAGTCTCAGATCTACCATATCCTATTATACCACCCTCTTTTGTTTGAGTTGGGTTTGGCAGACCAATAAAAACGTAGTAATTATTATTCGTAACTGAATCTACAAAATTACTAGCGTTGAGTATTCTAAATTGGTCAGTAACAATCGCTGGCATCTTAAATATACTTTTATTGTTTATTTATAGTGATTATAATACTTGTAATCTAATAGCACCTGTATTCCTCAATCCCTTGAGAGAACCTAATGTGTTATTTCTTCTCTGAATTGTTGGGAATGTAGATAAACCAGAATCAATAGTAAGTCCAGTTACACCAATTGAAATTGGACTTGCTTCTCTAGTTGTAGTGTCTCCATACAATCTTCCCCAAGTAAATTTACCCAAGCAAGTTGTTATTCCAGTATTTGAATTCAGATATTGACCAGTAGATGCTAAACCTACATGATTTGTTGTGCTAAGTATATTACACTTAACTTTAGCAACCTTATCTCCAGCAACAGTTATTGAATGAACCTTATAGATGTTATCTAAGAAGGTTGTACCAACACCAACAACTGAAGTATCATGACTGTCAACAGAAGTAACACCATCACCAATAGATGTTTCTTTAACTAGAATAGGATAACCAGTTTGAAGTAAACTTGCTTGCTTACCATCAGTTACATTGAAATAGAATTCGAGAGCAAGTGGATGACCACCAGATCCAGTAGCAGTTCCTATACCAGTAATAATACCAGTAAATCCCTGTCCATACTTGATAAGATTAACATCTTCAGTCTTATACACTGGATTTTCAATTATTACTTGAGGTGCTACTGAATATCCATATCCAGAGCTAGTAATTGTTAATCCTGTTAGAGATCCATTTGTAAGTGTTGCTGTAGCAGTAGCAGTAGATCCAATACCAACACCAACTTCTGGAGGATTTGCTATCCTAACAGTAGGAGTAGTTAAATAACCTTTACCGTTATCAGCAATTGTATATGAGGTGACCTCTGTATTTCCAGTACCAACATTATTACCCAAAACTAGAGTAACGTCAGCAGGAGATTGATCCGCAGGTGCTGGCATTAAGATACTGTCTACAGCATCCACTGTAATACCATAACGCTCAGAACTAGGAATACGAAGTGGACCTTCTTCATAGAAGAAAATTTCAGCATCATCTACAAATATTCCATCCTGTAGATCAAGACCTATACCAGAATCAATTTTAACATCTGAGATAACCTTTGCTGTTGGATAAACACAAGGTTCAATAGATTCTCTATCTTTACTTACTAAACTACCTTCAATAATTTTGTCAACCTTCTGTTTCTCCCAATCAACAGGTCTCCATATAAAGTCATCTAAACTATCAATACCTGGACCAGTGTAAATATCAGTTTCAAGTATATCTGAAGATAATATTTCTTTAACTGTTCTATTTCTATTTTGATCTTCTCTACCAGGAACATAACGAAGTATTCTAATATCATCTCCTGGTTTTATTGTTTCCTGAATATCAATAATTTCAACATCAATACCCCTTTGTCCAAGATAGAAGAATATATCAACTTTATCCCCAGTATCTGGTGCTTCCGTAAAGGTAAATGTCGCACCACCTTCAAACTGATAAGCAATACCAGGTGTTTGAATAACACCATTAACAAAGATAAGCAATACCGCATTTAAATCAATATCAGAGGATATTGAATCATTTTCATCAGTTTCAAAACTCAATAATTGTCCATTGAAGAATAGTGGGAATCTCCTTCTAACACCATTCTGAAGGTTTTCAATATTATCAATAAAATCTATTTCACCAAATTGCCAAGCAGCGAAGAAGTCATTAAAGATTTCAACAACTTCAAGTTCAAATTCTTTAATAGGTTCTTGTAATTCAGAAGATGTTACTAATCCTTCTGGTTTAAATCTATCACCAATTTTGAATGAATGTCCTGCTCTTGATATAGCAAAATCAGATATCTCAAATAATGTTGATCCTATACCAACAGCAGTTGAAGCAGATCCTACTTGTAAATTAAGTAGTAAATTTTTACCAGTATCTGTAGTCTTACCAATACCCAATCTGGAAACACCAACTATTGGCATATCTTCATAAACTGGTTGAGGAACCATTATTTCTGGATTTACATATCCAGATCCACCATTCACAATAGTAAATTCTAAAGCACCACCAGTTCCTGCTGGAGATTTACCAGGATTTACAGTAAATTTCTTAGTAGAAACAATACTCTCTACACCAATAAATGTATCATAATATGGATCAGTTGTTCTTGGATAAGCATGATTTGTGGCGTATTGATCTTTATTACACTGGAAGGTTAATGATCCAGTAGCAAATTTAACTCTATTATTTGCTTTCTGAATATTTCCAGATACAGAACCCTCATATTGATGTGCTGAAATATTTGTAGATGGTAATGTTGATAATGCCTGAATTTCAAATTTATCATTACCGTCAATTGTAATTTGAGTCCACTTATTAGATAATGGATCAGTCTTTCTTGGATAGGTATGTTCAGTAGCATAGTTATCTTCAGAACACTTAAAGATAATTGAATTATCTTCTATCTTAACCCAATCACCAGTAGACATTCCATGATTGGTGGATGTAGTTATGGTACAAATACCAGCTCTTGGATCATATATTGCGTTATTTGTAGATAAAGTATCCGAAGCAGTAAATCCATGAGCAGTAGCTGTAGTAACTGTCATAATACCTGTCTTAGGATCATAATCAGCAGTATTGGCAGTAAATGGACCACCAACATCAGCAACTACGCTTTCTATTTGTATGGGTTTTCCAACATTACATGTAATCTTTTGAGCAGTTACTGCGGTAATCGCTAAAGCAGTATTGTATGCTGGATCACTTGGTCTTGGATAAGCATGATTTGATCCGTGAGCATCAGCATCACATGTCATGATTATTGCTTTAGGAGCAATAGTTACTGTATCACTAGTAGTGAAACTATGATTTCCTATTGTTAATGTGAAGTCTCCTGTACTTGGAGTATAAACGGCATTGCTAACATCTCTCTTAACTCCAGCAACAGTAACAGCATCACTTATAGAATCAACATACTTGTGTGTTCCAATAGCATTTACAAACCTATGTCTATTTGGGGCTACCATAGCAGTTACAACTGCTCCAGTTCCTGCTCCACCACCAGGTTCAACATTAGTTAATAATGTATTTTGTGAAGCACCAACTATAGGTAAGAATGTATCATTAGCAGGGTCAGTTGATCTTGGATAAGTATGATTTCCAATGAAATTGTCTTTAGAACACTTGAATGTTAATGAATCTGTAGCAATTTTTAATGATTTTGTTACTGTTAAACTTTTTGCTATAGATGACTCATAAGTATGTTTATATTCACCACCAGACTTAACAGCACCAGTAGTAGCACTCACAAATGTATGTGGGTCTGTATTTGTTGAAGGTACAGTAGTCAATACTTGTAATGTAATAGAAGTATCGGTTACTGACTGAATTGGAATAGCAGTATTATAATAAGGGTCAGTTGATCTTGGATAAGATTTCTCAGCAGCAGTACCAGTAGCACCATTATATCCACAACTAAACTTCAATGATAATGGATCCAATCTAACTCTCTCACCAGCTTTTAGTGTATGAGTTCCTATTTCAAGCACCATCAATCCAGTTACTGGATCATAACTTGTACCTGTTAATTGTGGAGTCCAACCAACTAATGGACTTGTTCCAACGTTAACTTCAAACTTATTGCTACCAGCACCAGAAACTAGTAAATATTTACCACTTGCTGGATCAGTTGCTCTTGGATAAGGATGTTCTGTAGTATTACCATCCATATCACATTTGAAGGTAATTGCTCCATCAGCAAATTTAACCTGCTCATTATTAGTAAAGTTATAACTTGTGCTAGTAAACACAGTCAAAATACCAACTCTAGCGTCATATTCAGCGTTATTGATATCAGCATTAAATGGTTCTGGTATTCCGTGTACTTCTGTCGTGAATAGTAAACTACCATCTACGGAATTATAATCTGCTGATGTGGGTGTTAAGTTTTGACCCATAAATGAACCAGTATATGCTGTAATAGCATTTGCGTTCGCACTTATAAACTTGTGAAGATAATTAATATCTGTAACACCAATAGAAACTGGTTCACGATATCCAGAACCTGGTGTCAACTCATCATAGAACGCATATACATCACCACCCATCAAATAAGTATGAGGAATACTATTAATACCAACATTAACTTGGAAACTTCTTTCTGA